CCTCTTGCCAAGTTTACCATGAAGAAAGTTTTCTTAGCTTTGGGTTTATCGAGAATAACATTTACTGAATGTTCTGGGTAACCTCCAGCATTGGTAATATCATTAAGTTGTCTAAATGGACAAGGTATTACAGATGGTTCTGCTTGACGTTTGAATTGTCTCTCTGTAATATCCCTTATCATAAAGATAGGTTCATCATCTTTCTTGGGTTTCGAGTTTTGAAGTATCTTTTCTATTTTCCTTGAATAGGTTTCGTATTGTTCGAAGTTATCCAAATCAAAAGAATCATTCAAGTTCTTCATCTCTACATAGGTAGAGAATTGATATATCTTTTCTCGAATGTATTCGGAATCATTCAAGGGATTTGAATATAGGTCATCGATTATTTTATGGATATTGGGTATATCATCCTTAGTAACCAGGTCAACGTAATTTTTAGATTCAAGTAATTCTTTTATAACCTCTTTAAGGATATTCTTAGAAGGCATCTTGTTTTTCTTTTTGAAGAACTTAAATATGCCCTCGGCAATTAAAGAATGCTCAATCAGAACTAGGTAACTTGGTTTAATCTTTTTGATTATTAAGCCTCCCTCTTTATCCTTTAAGAGATACCTTAGGATTTCTAATTGAAAGCTGGTGTCAAATTCAAACTTGGTATTATCTTTTTTCATATTGCAATATAATTAAGTATAATCATATAGATTTCTATAGTCTCGGTTAGAGTTGTACATATAGACTCTCATCCTAGTACTCACTAATCCTCAGCTTCTAGGTGAACTTTATTAATATATTATTTTATATTTGATTTATTATACTTATATTTGCATATCATTTTAAAACATAGACTTATGAAGATAAAGGAAAATGGCAACAACGGATCAGAGATACATAGGTTGAAGCCTATGCAAGAAAATTATGATAAGGAAACTTTTGATAGGATGTATAAAATCTGTAAACCAGTTATCAGACGTCTTACTAAGCAAATTGATAATAGGAGGTTTAATGTTACACCCGATATCATAAGTTCTTATTTCTGGGATAAGATGTTATTTGTCTTTAATAAATATTACGGTACTTGTGAAGAAGAACATTTAAAAGCAAGGATACTAGCTTCTCTCAGTACCTTTAAGAATCATTTATTAAGAACTGCTTATGGAGAGGGAGCAGAATATCATCAGAATCTTTACCAATTAGAAGATTTATTCGATAATGATAAAGAACTAGAAGATGATACAGAAGAAGAGAAAGCTAAAGGAGAAATGCTTGATATGTTATATAAATATATGAAGAAGAACCTATCTCCCGATGCTTATTTGATCTTCGAGATATTGCTTAGTCCTCCTCCCTATATTAAAGAGAGAATCAAGGATGGTTCTCGTATCACTAACATTTTATTAGTAGAGTTTTTTGATATGCCTAGAACTAAATCTTCGGTAAGATATATCTCAGAACTTAAAGAAGATATAAGATATTGGGAAGAGAAAGCTAAAGAAGACTTACATTACTAACATAAAAAAAGGGAACCCAGTGCATGAGGTTCCCTTTCCAGTGTAACTTATTTCCCAATAAGAATTCCACTTGTGTGTTGGACGAAAGCGATTAGCTGTTCTTTAAATATAAAAGCCCTAATAATTTTAAAAGTTTATATAGAATTATAGTTTAATGATATAAGCTAGTACGAAATAAGGAGGTCTATTCTCATGAGGACTACCTCCTCCGGTTACTTGAGTATCTGCTGTATAACCTGAGTCAGGCCTAGTATGATTAGGGAATGGTCGATTACTAGCATTGTCTCCCCATTTCTCCTCTTTAAATGTAATCTTATGACTATGTGGTGGTATTTGATCTAAAGTAAGAGTTACTAGGGCCTGCCCACCAGTATTACCAATACGTTCGTATTCATAATTTCTTGGATCATATCCTACTACAAATCTACCTCTTAAGTCTGGAACACTTATATAACCAGCTTTAGTAGAAGCAGTATTATACTTATCTCCAATAGCTTTATATAATTCTGGGTATTCTGCTATACTTACTTGACTTCCATCACAAAGTACATAACCTTCAGGAACTCCAGAACCAGACCATAATTGGATAAGACCAATATCCCCTCCAGCAGTGTTCTCTTTTTTACCCTGTCTACAAGTTACAACTACAGTTTTACCTGATTCATCCTGTATGAAAATTACTTGGCCAAGTTTATCATTATGAGTATTATCGTTTAAGCTCATGATAAGAGTAGTACCAGAGCCAGATACATCTCCCGAGTTTTCCCTAGTATAATTTACATTAACTGGATCACCAACTTTCTTTCCATTGATTACCATTTGTTTAGTAGATACAATAGTAACCTCTTTACTTTCTCCTGTAGGCTCAAAGTATAATTCAGTGGGTGAAACTCTGAAAGTGTATTCATAATTGCCTTCCCCTTTCTTGTGGATAAGCTTTACTTCTTTAGTTGACCCATCTACAGCTTCTACTGTTAAGATCTGAACTATATCTTTGTCCGTAGCATTCTTTTCTTCTGGTGTTACCGTTATAACAGTCCTACCTGAACCTTGATTCTTGCTTATAGTGAATCCCATTATCTTCTATATTTCCTTATTTCTTTACGAAGTTCTCTTACTATAGTTTCCTTCAGAACCTTCTTACCACCAACTTGTTCGAAAGCTGGTGCCCATAGAGGTCTTGGAGGTAAATTACCACCTCTAGAACCATACTCTAACATGATAGCTACTTGGTTCAATGTTCTTTTACTAGTCCTATCACCCTTTCTGGTTTTCTTAAGGTTAGTAGGTATACCTACGTAAGTTCGATTCTTCTGTTTTACTATTTGTACTGATCTCAAATACTGACCCGTATAATTCAAAAGGGTATGCTCTCCGTATCGTTTAATGGTATTAGCCGAGTGAGGATCCCAATGAGTTCCTCTTGGAGGAGTACCCGTTCTTAGGCATTTTTTCACAAGTCTGAGAAGTTGATTGCCGAATTTCTCAGTAGCTCTATCATAAGCATTCCTCATGATAGAAGGAGTTTCTGCAATTAACCTCTCAGCTCTAGCCTGTTCTTTTGGGTCAGTATATATCTGTAAGTCTCCCAAGGGAGTACTTATAGTTATGTTTACTGACTTACTTGCCATCTGGATTTTCCTTCGGTTTATTCAAGCCAAGTGAATCCATCATAAGGTTTATGGCTTGCTGTTGTGATTGTAATACTGATACTACATCTTTCCTGAATGAAGCGAATTCTTCATTGAATTGACTACCATTAGTGGGCTCCTTGTTTTCAAACATAGCAAGGATATTATCGCATTCCTTTATTATGTTCTCGTATTTACCTACATTATTAATAATACCAAGAGCCTGTGACCTTTGCAATGATACTTCGTTTACAATATTACTTCCAATTAGAGTGTAGTACACATTGTTATAAATACCCTCATTCCCATCCGAAGGTAAATATACGGTTACTGTACCAATGGAATCTTGAAGAACAATTTCTATAAGATTAGAAAAGCCATCACCATTTTCATTAGCTCTGGGTTTACTTTCTCCTACCTTTACTACTTTAGCTCGGTCAAAGATTGGGTACATTGATCTTCTGTCTCTTTCTAGAGTAAAGACTGAATCTCCTCTTTGTAATGATTTGAATTTCATTTCTTCTATACTGCATTATTTTTATTGATTAGACTTAATCCCATTTGAACCATACTGGGATTCTGTTTCATAAATTCTACTAGGTTCAAGAAATTATAGTATCCATAGATATCTATCAGTCTTTGTGCTTCATCGGCTACTCTCTTTGCTACCTCTAAATTAGGAGCCGGTAGTTGCATTTGGAGAGTAAAGGTTTGTAGTTTATTATCTTCTTCCATGTTTCTTACTAGATTAAAACGAAAAAAGGGAAATACCCACTACAGGTACCTCCCTTTTCCCTAATCAACTTTAATAGAAATTATGCAGTTTTATTACCTAAAGCCTGTACTACCGAGTTAATAATGTTCTGATCTCTTTGAGCATCAACTACTCGATTCAGTCTAGCAATTTCTTGGTCTTTTGCAGTGTTCTCAATCAGACACTTAATCTCTTGCTGGCCTTTCATTACCTCGCAATGATTACGTTCTGCCTGAAGAGCTAATCTGTTTTCGGATTCTCTAACTAAGCTCTTAATTTCACAGCAGCAATTTGACTGTTGATGTTCCATCTGGCAAAGACGATCCATAACCCGATTGAACCCTGCTCCCATTTGATCACGAGAATCCCGGATATCAGAATTAGTCTTATAACCAAGATCACAAAGGCCACGTTCAGTAGCAAAGCGATTGTTAAGTACTTCTTTACCTACACCCTCTACTTGTCTAGAAACTCCTGCAACTTCAGAAGTAACTCCACGAGCAGCATCAGATATGTCTTTGTAAATACCAGCTTTTGCTTCCTGAACAGTAGATTCCACTTTTTGGATATCAGCTTTTGTGTCATTGATTTTGTCCCACACAGAAACTGCAGCAGCACCAAAACCACCACCTACTAAAGCTCCACCGACAGCACCCCAACCGGAGCCCCATCCTCGATTATTACAACATTCATCACTATAACGATTACGATCCGCAACCACTACAGTACCTTCACCAGATTTAACTTCCATAATGATTTAGTTTTAAAGTTAATAATTAAATTTATCTATCAATAAATGTACTAGTGTTGTGTTTAGGATTAAATTGTCTAGGTGGGCCAAGAAACACCCCAATGATGGGTATTATTCCCCTCTTCAATCCTAAAGTTATCAATTGGTAACCATAAACCTCTTACAGAATTATAGGCCCATACATAAACATTATCTCCAACCCCTCTATCCTTAGTAGTACTTTGAAGAGAATTCACAGTTATTTTACCTTCTACTGAGTCTACTATAATACCCTCACGTATTAAGCTCATATCATACATAAAGTCAGAAGTATGAGGCATATTAGCCGTATCAAATAATCCCCACGTATCTTGATCATTACCATTTGAAATATTTAAACTTAATTCCAATTTGAAATTATTATTTTTAGCTTCTTGAAGAACTCTGAAAATTACTGTTTTTCCAGATGCCTTCTGTCTATAAGTATCTGCTCCAGTTCTTACAGTAGCTCCATTTTCAGTTATATTTGCCATAAACCTGAATGGGGATTGAGTATCTTGTGTTAATACCAAGCCGATTAATTTCTCTGTTATCTCCGAATGGACTCCCTTTATATCGTCTGCAGATAAGGGACTACCATTGTGAGTAGAGATAATATTAAGTACATGTTTATTTAATAATCCATTTGAAGGAGATAAGAAGGTGAAATCGGTGTAATGCCCATTACCATCTGGGTCAGTAATATAAAACTCAT